TTTTTTTCATTAGTCACTGTTTGGAAAATTGAGTTGCTGTACCCTGAGTACGAACCACAAACAAACTAAGCTGGTTTCAGCAATTATGTTTACCCCAAATCATTCAAATGAAAAATGTTTTTTTAAACGTTTACCCTTTTTATACAATAAGAAGTTTTTGTCTAATTTTGAAAACATTAATAAGTTAACTCCATGTACTTGTTTTCAATACGCCTTTGTTTTTAGTAATCCAGTCTACTCTAACACCGAGATTACGTCCGACGAATTTACACAATTGGCCTTGGATAGCGGAGAATTCGAATACGATCACAAAACCGACTATACCTACAAACTTCACGAACCAGGAGAGAAAGTATTTCGCGATCCTTACATTAAGGAAGCTCTCAAAGAATACGATCCTATCTTGTATTATTCTTTACTTGATAGAAACAAGACTCCACGTCCTGGAAGGGTTTTTTTTTCATTATTACAATATTGTTTTCCAATGGCAAAACCGATTCCTAAAAAGGAACATTATTTTCATAAATGCCAAAATGAAGCAATAAATTATGTATTCAAACATTTTGATAAGGTAAGACCTTTACCTGCATCCGCAATTTTTGAATCAATGCCTAAGAACACAGCAACCGGATGGTTAGCTTTAAAATATCATGGCAAATCTCAAAAGAAAGAAGATATGATGGATGAAATCAAAGATGAATACTATAGAATGTTCAATCGAATCAAGAAAAGACAAGAAGTCAATGATTACGTTATGTTTGCAATGCGAGGACATCTTTCTGATCGAGAAAAGATTAAGTCACGACCTGTTTGGTTAGTATCCGCAACAACTATCGTTTCAGAGCTCAAATATTATCAACCATTTTATGATCAATTATCAAATAAAGATTTCTTCAAAAAGAGAATTATAACTGGAAAGAAATCAATGTCTAGATTGAGAAAATTCTTTAATAAAAGCGATGACTATACATTAATCAACACTGATATTTCAGGTTGGGATTCTTTTCGTGCTGCTTGGTTTCATGAACTTATCATGAAAGAATTTGAAAAGAAAGTTATCTTTTCTAACATTGCACAAAAGTTAGAATATCGTTTTAATATCAATCAAGCAATCAGATCTAAAATTTTGATGCCTGACGGTACTATTTTACGCAAACGAGCCGGAATTATATCTGGAACAGCTGGAACATTACTTATCAATACAATTATTAATATGGTCCTATCTTACACCATTCTTAAAATGATGCAATATATTGATTTCGAGTTTGAGATCAAAAAGATAGAAGACGAAAATTGGCTTGGTGATGATTTCGCTTTTTACATTGACAACGGATTAACATTCGACATCGATAAATATATAATTATGGTAGAAAAATATTATATCTTGACTGTAAAACCAGAAAAGACAATAATTGCTAAGAGAATTGAAGATCGAAAATACCTTGGTTATCAACTTAAAGGTGGTATGTTATTTAGACCAGAACGAGATTTATTTGCTGCAGTTCTTTACAGCGAAAGATTTTTTAAAATAGGTTTAGATTTCTTAACAATAAGTTTTTCTAGATTTTTTTCTTATTTTTTAATTGGAGGAATAAATAACTTCAATTTTTTAAATTTTTTCTATTATTATATGGGTAAATACAAAA